GCATGTTGTTGGTGGCGGGCATGTTGTTGGTCGTGGACTTGTTGTTGGTGGTGGGTATGTTGTTGGTCGTGGTAGATCATCTGGTGTTCGAGTACTAGTACTCTGACCATCACTACTACTCTGAACACCACGAGTACTTAAATTACACTCATTTCTTGATTGTAATCTACCTCCCAAGTTGGCACACATTAAATCATTATTTTGACCAATGGGATTAAGATTACATATTTTAGTGATATCATTATATTGACCTAACTGCATAGCACATGCTGTTCTATTGTCTTGATTCATATATATAATATATATATATATATATATTATATTTATTTTAGACAATTTTTAAATATAATGATTCCATCGTAATAATATTACGTGTACTATCACCAATTAATTTATTTTTAATTTCAGTAATTATATCAATATATTCTATTTTATTAATTAACATAAATACTTGTATAACATCATCTAATAAATGTATAATCTTATTAATACTTTTAATTAAATCACCTTCATGAATATTATATGTTTCTACAATATCTCTACTATATTTTCCATCATACCAATCTAATACTGGATATAATAATTCTCTATTTATTAATATATTACTATTTTCTCTAATAAACTTTAATACATCATGATATTCTTCAGTAATTTCATAGTCATCACTATCTTTACCATCACATAATAATGTAAATAATGCTAAAATTTTATTTAATTTTTTTTCTTTAAATAACATATCTAAATAATCAGACACTAAAATATTAGTTGTTGATATAGTATCTATCTCTTTTATCTTTCTAGCAATTTGACCTTTTTGTGTTAACATATTATCTTCTGTTATAAATCCCTCATTTTTTAACATATCTATTTGATTATTTACATTCCTTTCAATATAATTTATTGTATTCTTTTTATCTATAATTAACTTATTTTTTTCATTATCTAGTTGTCGTAATTCCTGATATTTTCCAAATTCTTTCATAAAAATATCTGATTTTTTCATATCTTTTATTTTTTGTTCTATTTTTTTAATTTGATTTTGTGATGGTGTAATTATATTAGTTAATTGATCTTCTAATTTTTGATAATCATTATATTGTTCCATATTACTAATACTAATTTTACTAATCTTATCTTCTAATATTCCAATATCTTTCTCAATATAATCAATTTCTTTTACTATCTCTGAATTTAATAATGACTTATTCATATTATCTTTTAATTTATCTAATGCATTATTTTCTATCAAATTTAATATAAAATCATGATCAATATTAAATTTTGATGTAATACTTTGAGATTTACCAAATAATAAATTTTGTAAATCTTTTACATTTGTTTCATCTGAAAATAATTGTGGTATAATAATTACATAACCTATTTTATCTATTCCACGACGACCAGCACGACCACTCATTTGAATAAATTCATGAGTCATTAGTCGACGCTTACCTCTATTATCAAATTTATAGATATCTGCAAATATTACAGTTTTTGTTGGCATATTCAATCCAACTGCAAATGTTTCTGTCGCAAATAATACCTTAATTAAATTCTTAGAAAATAACATTTCTATAATTTCTTTAAACACGGGAATTAATCCAGCATGATGAATACCAATACCTTTTACGGCTAAATCTCGAATAATGTTATATTGATACGAATTTTTATATCCATCCTTATTCTCTAATTTAGACAAATAATAATCAAATGCCCTATTTACTTCAACACCTTCATTATAATCATTAAATGTCATTGATACAGACTGTGCAATATCCATACATTTCTTTTTTGAAAAAATAAAAAATATAGCAGGTGTCATTTGTTTTACCTCTAATTGTTTACATATTTCATTAATAATATATGTTGAATTTACTTTAATATCTGCAAATAATTTATTCAATGTTGTCATAGTTACAATATGTTTTTGTTCAATAGTATTAGTTTCTGTATTAGTAAATGTTGTAAATGTATTTAATTTATTTGGATGCTGTTCTAATTGTTTTGAAATTTTTTTAGCATTTACCCAATATGAATAATTAAAATATAATGGTACAACACGTTTAGTATTAGTTAATAAATAACTCGGATTATTATTACATGAATGAATCCATGATATAAAATTTTCTGCTTTGTCAATTGTTGCTGATAACATAATCTGATTAATATTCTTCGGCATATTCATTATACACTTTTCCCATACACCACCACGTTCAACATCATTGATGTAATGTACTTCATCAAATATAACTGCAAAAAAATCATTGAAATCAATATTGTTGATCTCAAAATCATCATATTTTATTGATTTATGTTCTAATAAAATACTTAAAATTTCGGTGGTCATGATAAGACAATCAGCATCTGGATTACATTTGTGATCTCCCGTAATTAGACCAATTGATATATCTGGATATTTTTTAGAAAATTCATAATATTTTTGGTTCGATAGCGTTTTAATAGGGCTTGTATATAATATTTTTTTATTTTTACTTTTTCCATGAAGAATGGCAAATTCTGCAACTAATGATTTCCCTGATCCTGTATGGGCGGTAACTAAGATGTTTTTTGGCTCATCATTTTGCAATAGCTTTATTGCATGTTTTTGAAAATTATCTAATGGAAATGTGAAGGGTGACTCTAGTTCTCCTTCAAATTCTTCTAACTTAATAAATGACATTTAATTTATTAAATTAGTATATTAGTTTAACTTTAATTAATCAATTTTTATATCCATATATAAAATATATCTATTTGTTGATCCATTATTATCTGCATAATGTTCTAATTCACTATTGAATATTACAGCCTTACCATCTTGATGTAAATATTCATTAAAATTATTATATTTATCTTTAATATATAACTTACTATCACTTCCACTTAATTTTAAATTAACTGCTGCAGTATTAGTAGATATACCTGTGTGTGAATCTCTATGAATCATTAATTTTGTGTTTGGTAATAATAAAGCATAACCAGCTACATTTATTTTTATTCCACTAATTTTTAGTAACTTTATTGTTTGAGGACATATTTTATCAGTATTACACATTATAATATTATTTACTAATAATGGATAATTATACCATGTGTGTTTCTCTTTATTCCAACCTTCAACCCATGTACTACAATTTTTTATTATATTAAATGTATTATTTTCTATATTATCATGCCATTCATCTACATTTCTTTTAATTAATACTTTTGTAATATCAAATGGAGGAATTTCAGATAAAATTATTTTATAATTATGTTCTAATATTTTTAATTTATAAAATAATATATCATTTGAATTATAAAATAATTTTTCTTGTAATTTATAATCATACATATTTGGACTATATGGTATTAAAATTATATAAATAATAATAGTACATATAATAATAAAACACGAGATTAGATAATTTATTATATCTTTATTCATATAATAATATTAAATAATAATCTTTAATTAATCAATTTTTTATTAATAATTTTCATGTACCTCAAATGCCGAAGAACTCTGTTCTTAACTTCTGGTAAATTTGACTTGTAGCGTTTGTGCTAACAAAGTTAAGAATACTTTGACATTTTATGAGTTGGACTATATCTTTCTAATTCATTAATTACTTCGACACTTGGATCATTGTGCATTAATTCAGTAATCATTTCAAGATTTTCAGTATTTATTGGTGAATATGTAGTATTACGAAACATATACAAATTATTAATTACTGTTTTTGCTGATAGTACGTCATCTACATTTAAAAAACGTAGTAAATTTTCTAGCAAACTATCATTGAGCGGCCAATTTTCTAATTCATACCATTTTTCATGAACAGGTGACCACATTATTGCTTGAAGATCAATTCCTTCATCTTCACCTTTTATTTGACTTTTGAAATATACTTTATGAAGTCTAATGTAAAATTTTTGAGTACTATATAATTTATCTTTTGGTTCTGGTGGTGTTGGAACATATAATTGAGTATGTGATTTATCCCAGATACTATATGAACATACTGGATGTTTTCTAAATGGATGTAATATACTTTTTTCAAATGGTATAAAATCAGTAATATCTTTTATATAACTGGTAGCTAATAAATCTTCAGAATGTCTAATATCACAATCTTTACCACCTACTTGATTTTGTATTAAATTAATTTTAGTTTTATATTTAATTAATTTATGTTCATATGACATATTATATATATATATATATTTATTTTGATAGATTTCTTAAATGTATTATAGTATTACTAAATGTCCCAGGTGATCTCATAAAATATTTAGCCCCTGCACAAACATACATATCTTTTACTGCATCTTGTAATGATGTTTGTCTAATATTATCATTATCTTCTATTTTTTTATAAATTAATCTATCACCATATTTATCAATAAATTTTTGTTGTGTATTTCTACAATCTGTTGCAATATATATTTTTAAGTCTTTTGGATATTGATCTATAAATTTTATATATTCTTCATCATATTTTCTCCATTTTTTATACCAATGATGATCCCACATATCTGTTCTTCTAATATGACATGCTATATATTCATAGTTTAATAATTTTTTTGTATTATCTATTTCTTGTTGTATTGAATCAATTGGTTGTAATAATTTATAATATCCTTTATTAATGTAATCCATATTTACTTCTCTAAAATCCTTAAAATCATAATTTTCATCAGTATAAATAAATTCAACATTTGGTATTGGTTTAAATAAATTTTCAAATGTATCAGGACATTTATCATGAACATTCCATATAACTTTTAATTTCTTACCTTCTTGATTTGCTTTATATAAATAACTCAATATTGTCTGTAATTTATTATTTAATCCATACTCTGCATATACAGTAATATATGGTTCATTTATATAATTCTCATATTCTATATATTTTAACCATACAATTACACTAATTATTATATATATTAAAATAATTATTTTTTTCATTATAATAATATTATATTATTATTTTTAATATATTTATTATCTGATATTAAATCATATTCTTGATCTGCATCCATATTTGATCGTTTTCCGTATGTCTTCCAATTATTATTTATTCCAGCATAATGTAAAAAAAATCCATCATTTGGATTTACATATAAAGTATTTTTATTATTTGTATTATGACCATGTATATATGTTGTTTTTTTACAATTTACAATATATTTATGTGCTTTTCCACGTAATTTTTTATTTTTATATTTAAATAAATTGAAACTATAATTATCAGTTAATTCTTCATTAATCATTCTAACAATATAATTATCATATGATAATACATCATATGTTTTTAATTTATTTATTATAAAATTTTTATTAGACACTAATACTTCATCAATATCAAAATTATATAAATATGATTTATTACAATATTTTAGATTTGCTACATTTAATGATCCTTCTTGACAATAATTATTTGCATGTTGTCTATATGTACCATATGTAAAATTCCACTGACAAATATATACATTCTTATTATTTTTAAATGCATCGACTAATTCATTAAAATTATCACTATTATTATCAAAAATTAATACAGCATCTACAAAATTTTTTAAATAATAATTTACCCAATCTTTAATCCATATTAAATTATTATTTTTTTGTAATGTAACTAATATATGTTCAGCATTTATTGGATTTTGTTCTTGTAATATAATATTAAATTGTATATTTGAATTTTTTTCAGAATATATATTTACATCATAATTTGTATTAGAAACAATATTATTTACATATAAAAATGTACTATGATTTCTAGATAATTCATATTTATATTCTATATTATTTATTACAATTTTAAGAGGTAATAATTCATTATATAAATTCATTAAATCGGGACCAACACACGTTAATTTATTATTATATATCCAACAATCAAAAAATAATGTTTTATAATCATATTGTGCCAAATCATAATTATCTAAATCTTGATTATCTGTGTGTCTTTTTTTATTTTTAATATTTCTTGATATATTAATTGAATTTGGTATAATTAATGATTTTGGATAAAATACATTTGTTGTATTTTCAAGTGATTCAATATCTAATTTGTTTGATAATAAATCTTGCATATAAAACCAGTGATTTACTTTTATTATAGTAAATAATTCAGGTTTTGCTAATATTAATGAATTCACTATAGATTGATCTTTTCCAGCAAAAATATTATTATTAAAATAATTATTTAACATTATTTCATATTCTATTCTAAATTTTATACACGCATTTATATTTCCTCCAAAAAATCCACATGCAACACGATCTTTATTTAAGAATTCTCCAATTATTGTATCTTTTATAATATAGTCATCATCTGTAAATTCATTAATTAAAGATATTAATAATTTATCATGTTTATAATGATTAATTATTGGATAGTTATTAATTAAATTATAAGAAGGTTTAATTCTTACTGAACCAAAATCAGTATATTGAAAATATTTAGTATTAAAATAATTTTTTTTAATTGCATCCTCTAACCATATAACTTTATTTGCCCATATTGCATATAATTCAGGTGAATGTCTAAATGCTTCTGGGTCTATTTTATAATGATCAATCCATTTATTTTTATATTTTTTCCACATATACATATTATCAAATTCTTGAATAACTATCTTTATTGGTAAATTGCCTCTCATTTTCATAAATTTATCATAATTATCTTGAGATGTATATAATACAATTGGTTGTTTTAACTTTAAAAAATTTTTTGCATAATTATAATATTTATTACTAGGACGCTTACTTTTAACATTATAATATCCTGCTACAATAGTATTATTATATGAAGGGTTTAAATTTTTAAATGATTCAATATTTAAATTTCGTAAATGCATAATAGTATCACTAAATGTACCACCAGATTTCATAAAATATTTAGCACCTGCACATACATACATATCTTTCACTGCATCTTGTATCGATGTTTGTCTGTATGTGTTTTGTAATTTATTATCTTCTATTTTTTTATAAATTAATCTATCACCATATTTATCAATAAATTTTTGTTGTGTTATTCTACAATCTGTTGCAATATATATTTTTAAGTCTTTTGGATATTGATCTATAAAATCCATATATTCATCATCATCATAATTATCTTTTCTATAGTGATTCCATCCATCTGTTCTTCTAAGATGACATGCGATATAATCTTTTTCTAATAATTTTTTAGTATTATCTATATCTGATTGTATAGAATTAATAGGTTTTAATAAACTATAATAATTTTCATTAATATAATTAGTATTTTCAATTGCATGTGTTTTATAATCATATTCATTATTTTCAATTTCTGAAATTATAGTTACATTCTCTATAGGATAAAATAAATTATCAAAATTTTCATAACATTCAATACATTTAATCCAAAAAAATTTTAATTTTTTTCCTTCTTTATTTGCCTTATATAAATAACTTAATAATACTTGTATTTTATTATTTAATCCAGAATTACCATATACAGTAATATATGGTTCATTTATATAATTCTCATATTCTATATATTTTAACCATACAATTACACTAATTATTATATATATTAAAATAATTATAATTATTTTTTTCATTATAATTATTTTATATTTTTTATTAAACTAATATATGTTATATTTAACTCATACTAATTATTTAATATTTTTTATACTTATAATTTGTATTATTTTACATAATTTAAATATTAATAATTACTATAAAAATAAAATAATTATAATATTACAATTAATATTAATCATCTTATTATTTTCTTTATCCAATACTGAATTATTTAATAATGATGGAATATACACTGCAATTATAATTGAACCAAGAAAACATAGAGCATTAGAATATGTATTAACTAATTTTACAGATATGTTAGATACTAGATGGAATTTTATTATTTGTCATGGTACACAAAATGAAACATTTGTTAATGATATTGTTAATACTAAATTAAATAATCATATCAATAGAATTAAATTAATTAATTTAAATGTTGATAATCTAACAATACATAATTATAATGAATTATTATATAATCCATCTTTTTATGAACTCGTTCCAACTGAATATTTTTTAATTTTTCAATCAGATACTCAAATCTGTTCAACATATAAAAATAATATATACAAATTTATAGATATGAATTATGATTATGTTGGTGCACCATGGGGAAATACAGTTGGTAATGGAGGTCTTTCATTAAGAAAAAAAAGTAAAATGTTAGAAATAATTAATAAATGTAGTGATAGAAAATACGCTTTACCTGATGAATTATATAATGAAGATGTATTTTTTTCAACAGTATGTTCTGATAAAGTTGATATTAAATTACCTTCAGGTGAAGATGCAAAAGAATTTGGAATTGAAACTGTATATTCTGATAATGCATTTGGTATTCATAAACTATGGGCATATCAAAATAGTGAACAAATAGAAAATATTAATAAATTTTGTCCTGGTTTATATAATTTAATTGAACTAAATAACTAAAATATTAGCCCCAGCACAAACATACATATCTTTTACTGCATCTTGTAATAATGTTTGTCTTAAATTATCATTATTTTATATTTTTTTAATCAAACTAAATGTTGTAACATTGTGATCTATTATATTATCTTCTAATAAATTTAAAAAATTACATTTATTATTTGTAGAAGCAATTGTAATACTATTTTTATTCTCTATACATTTAAAACATGCATCTTCTGTTGTTAATGTAATTACAATATTAATATCTTTATACTTTTTATTAACATAATTCATTACTTCTTTTAATACAATTTCTTGAATATATAATGTTTCTATTTTACTATTATTAATATTACCAAATAAACTTAATACTATCTTATGATCCATTGATCCAATTACTTCGTATTTATCTGATATTGAAAATAATGGTCCAACTAATGAATTATATGTTGGTATTAATCCAAAATTTATTTCATTATCATTCAATTTATTATATATATCATCTATACTCTTACAACCTATATGGATACCATTAAATTTATTGTTTATTACTTCATATGAAAATGTAGCCTTGTTACCTAAATAACCAATCTTTTGTTGACTAATATACATTTTTAAATATTTAACTTGAATTCTCTTACTTAATTCCATTAATTTAATAAATAACTCTTTATTTTTTTCATAATCTAAACTATGTTTTTTATTATATGACGGACTTGTACAACTATATTCTTCAAAATCAATATCAGAATTAATTCTACCTAAAATTGTTTTTTCAATATTACGATCTGTAACTAATTTATAAAAATCATTATTTTTTAATAAAAAATTATACGAACACATTTGATATTTTATACTAGCAATTAATTCACTCACTCCCAATCTTTTATGCAATAAACACATTAATAATGAATTTTTAATTCCAATTTCTTTAATTATATCAAATAATTCTGTATCATAATTTATAATTATATCAGGTAAATTAATATTATATGTTACTATATTCATATTTAAATTTATAAATTTTTCTTCATTTAATAATTTTATTACAATATTCTCAAAACATTGTAAATATGTTCTAATTAAATTTAAACTATTTAATTCTTTTTTCAATACATAACTATTTAATATTTGTAATACATTATTTGATGATTCAATATCTATACACCCATCTGTAATACTTACACCATATTTTAAATTGTTTTTTAATATTAATTTTTGATTTCCTTCATGAATGTTAGATTCAATCATTACACCTCTAATTGGATATTTATTTAATAATCTTAATCTATTTATTGAACATGCTATTAAAATTTGTTTTTTATATTCTTTTTGACTATTTCCATGTGAACAATCTATTATTATCCCTGTATTAATTTCTTCCTTTTTTAATTCATTGCTAATTTCTTCTATTTCTTTTTGATAATAATTCGGCTCTATCCCACCTCTTAATATTAAATGACTAAATTGATTACCTTTTGTTGTAACATGACATGCACTCCCATTATAATCAATACCCATAAAATGATGCGGATATTTTGCAGATAATATACCATCAATCGCTTTTTTATAATCCCCATCTGTTAAATTTTTAAATCCAATTGGCATTGATAATCCTGATGCCAATTGACGATGTATTTGACTTTCGCTTGTTCTTGCACCTATTGCACCCCACGATACTGTATCTGATAAATATTGGGGTGAGATTGTATCTAAAAATTCACAACCAATTGGTATTCTCATTTTAGTTAATTTAACTAATAATTCACGTGCTAATTTTAATCCTTTATTAATATCATATGTTTCATCTAAATCAGGATCATATATAAATCCTTTCCATCCATGACGAGATCTAGGTTTTTCAAAATATACTCTCATTACAATAAATAAATCAGTATTATTTTTCTGAAATTCTTTTACATAATTCCCATATTCAATTGCACTATTTATATCATGAATTGAACAAGGACCTATTATAACTAATAGTTTAGAATTATTACCACTTAATATATTTTTAATTATATTTCGTGACTCTTCAATAAATAAATTATCTGATTCATCTAATTGATTTTCATTAATAAGATCTTGTGGTGAGGGTAATGTTTTAATATTATTTATATTAATATCCATTTTATTTAGTATATATTAATGTTTATATTTATTAATAAAATCTAATATTTAATGATTCAAAATATTTTGTAATTGGATTATTTCCTGTTTTAATCATTAAAATTGCATCATTTATTTCTTGTTCTGTATATGATCTATCTGATATTTCTTTAATACAATCAATATTAAATTTAATTTTTTGACCAATTTCTAATTTATCACTGATTAAATTATTACATATAATACCTGTTATATATGAATTTTCTATATTTTCAATCCAAACCCAAAATGATTCTTTATGCATTTGACCATCATATGTAATCTTAACCATATGATTACTTTTTATACTCTGACTAGGAAATGTATTATATTTAACTAACATTGTTTATTAATAATTAATATAAATTAATTAGTAATAAAAAAATCAATTTTTATTCATCATCTTTTTTCTTTTTACCTTTAGCCACCTTCTTTGGTTCTTTAACCTTTTTATTCTTATTTTTTGGCTCTTCTTCTATTTCTTCTATTTTTTCTTCTTCTTTATCCTCTTCAACTTTCTCCTCTTCTTTTTCATCCTTCTTCTTGCGACCACGCCTTCCTTTCTTCTTTTCTTCTGGCAAATCTACTTCTTCTTCACGTTCTTCTGATTTAGTATCAAATTTATCACGAATTGATGTTATTTTTTCACGAATTAATGTAAATAATTCATTATAAGATTCTAATAATTCAGCTAAAGATGTTGATTCAAGACGATGTTTTGATTCATATAATTCAGATAATTTTGTAGCATCTTCTGTATTATTTACTTCTTCTGTATATTCAGTTAGCTTTTTCTTAATATACGTTATACAGTCATTATATTTTGTATCTTGAGACATTTTTGTAATTTATATATATTAAAATATTTGTATTAAATTAATTAATTTCAATTTTTTATATAATTAAAATATATGAATATATCAAATATTTTATTATTAGCAATAATTTGGACTATTTTTTTATTAATATTTAATTTTTTATTCATAAGTGTATCTATTTTAAATAAAAATGAACATATAAATAATGATTTACCTGATAACCAAATAACACAAGAAGGAGATAATAATTTATTAATTCCTACATCAGATCAAATCTATAATCCTAATGATGTAAACAGACCAGATAATCAATATTCCCATCAAGAAACTACATTAAATAATATAAATAATAATACTGATTTTGTTGATACTGATCCATCAATACCAATTGTATATTCTAATGATGAACTTGAAGTTACTTCTATTCCTTTAACTGCACCTTCATTTACACCTTCATCTTATATTATAGATGCTGGTTCTGGGCAAATTAAAGAAACAGATAATATAAATAATAATAAATTAAATAATTTTAATAGTATTGAATAAATTTTAACTGTACATATCTAATTTCATTTCATCTTTCTTTTGATTTTTCTTCATTTCACCCAATGCATTTACAAAATCATCCTTAATAAAAATATTTCTTAATACGACTGGTTTACCAAATACTCTAGTAGAATGCATCATTTTTACATGAAAAAAATATGTTTCTATATCTCCACCAAAATTTGGAAAATAATCTTTATTTTCTTCAATATATTTAGATAATTTTGGTTCAAATCCATCATCTATTCTGTATTTTTCTTTTTTTATTTTATTAAGCAAAATATTTGTTAATTCATTACCTGTATATTTATTTATTTTAAATCTAAATGGAAATCTACGATGCAATCCACTATTTAATGAAAAGAAACTATTTTCTAATGCATCAGAATATCCAGCAATAATACATATAAATTTATCTCCATTTTCAGATAAATTCTGATTAATTGTATTAATACATTCTTTTGAAAATGCATCATCTCCACCCAATGAATAGGCTTCATCAATAAATAATACACCTCCAAATGCAGAATTGATAATTTTTTGTGTTTTAATTGCAGTATGACCTACATATTGTCCTACTAAATCACTACGTTTTGCAATTTTAAAAATATTTTTTTTAGGTGCAACAACTTCACTTTCTTGATTAATAAGTGTTATTAACTTTCTAAAATTCATGTGACCATCTTCCTCTTCTTCTACAGATGGTGGTTTTACATCTTTATTAATACAATCTAAATCCAAATAAATTTTTCCTAAAATCTTTCCCAAACATGTTTTTCCTACACCAGGTGGTCCTTCAATAATTGTGTGTAACATATGTTTAAATTCAAACCCTTGTAAAAAATACATAAGTTGATACGTTAAACTTTTTTTAATATCATCCATACCAATCATTTCATTTAATTCTTTGAGATGTGGTACAATTTTATGTAATTTTTCTAACTCAATAGAATATTTTACTTTAGGTTTAATAATATGTTTTGCCGACAAATCAATTAAATCAGTAATATGTGCAATTTTATCTTCAATTATTACTTCTTCAAATGATTCTTCAACTGGTTCTTTTATTGGCTCTTCCTGAATAATTTTTTCTCTTAGTTTTTCTAAAATTTCAAATGGTTTAAGTACTGGCATTGGTTTAACATGAACAAACTTTACATCAGGTAATCCACTATCAAATTGTTCTGCATTAAATGTTGGTGATTTATTTTTTTGTTCTGTAGGAGATCCATTATTTGAAACTGTACAAAATGGTGTAAATCTTTCATAATTACTATTTAATACTGGCTTATTTAATGAAAATCTATCTATAATTTCTTTTGCACTATCTGGATGTGAATTATTTGTACCAAAATGATAATGATTGACATGTATAGTTTTAGGATCTGCAATAGATTCTTGCTTATTAGCATGATGTTGTTTTCTATGTTTTCTATTTTTCTTCCGATTAAATGGTTCATACCCTTGATTAGGATCATCCATTTTATTTTTGTTAATATTTGTGTTTGTTGAATTACTATTATTATTCATATATTCCTATAATATATTTTTCAATTTTTATATTAAATTAATTACTTAAATAAAAAGATACTTATATTATATGAATACTATATATCGTGTATATACAACAAAAACAGTTGGTTTTTTTACATCTAAAGATGATGCTATTAGTTTAATTTATCATATTCCTAATTCTAAAATAGAAGTATTTAGTAATTTATCACCTATTGGTATATATTATTTTAAAAATAATAAATTATATTTTAATGATAAAGAAGTTATTCTTGAAGGATTTATAAAAGAATGGTTTAATATAAATAAAACAGAAGAAAAAAGTGAATTAAATATTTTTATTCCAATGTCACCAACAATTGAAGATGAAAATAAAAAATTATCATTAAATGAATTACAAGAAAAAATTAAAAAATTAGAAGAAGAAGCAAATTTAAATAATGAAAAATTAGATGAAATAAAAGAATTATGTGAGAATAAAGAAGAAAATTTTAATGAAATAAAAGAACAATTTGATAAAGAAAAAAAAGATTTTGAAAAAGAAAAAGAATATCAATATCAATTAAAAAATAAATTAGAAGCAGATAAAAGAGTTTATTTTATTATAAAAGAACAATTAGAATCTGGTGAATTAACAGAATCATCAATTCCAGTATTATTTGTAGATAAATATCCAATATTTAAACAATTAGATGATAATAATTTAATTTCTGATGATAATACCATATCTACTGATGAAATTAATAATTATTTACAAATTGCACCAAATTATAAAATAAATAATGATAATAATAATACATTTAATGATTTATTTTCAAGTAGTGATCCTATTTATATAAAAAAATATACAATTAATTCAGAAACTTCTAAAGATTAGATTAAATTGATTTATTAAATTAATTTAATCTTTCCATACACGATAAACATTCAAATTTATTTTAGATTCTTTTGGCAATTCTTCCTCTTCTTCCTCTTCATCATCAAATAATTCTGGCATATCTGTAAATCTTAATTTACCAGCTTGTTTTGGCTCATCTGTTTTACAATTATGATGATATTTCTCAATTGTATTATATTGATTTACTTGATTTTTAAATGATGATAATTCAATATACATTTGATTAATTACAAATTGTAATGTATTTATTTGTTTTAATATTTTAAATAATTCTTTGTCCAATGAATATAATGAATTACTATTTTTCTCAAAATATTTAATTAATACATTTATATCATAATATACATGATTATGTACATAATGTGGTGCACAACATTTTCCTTTCTTTTTTCCATAATTAATTTGGCAATTACTACGATGCGGGCAAAATTCATATGTTTTTTTTATTAATTCTCCTGAAAATTCTTTATTGACTTTTGGAAGTTTTATTCTATTTGATAATAATAATGCCGCATCTTTTATCCATGTTAAAAATTTAATATACATTGGAATATTATTATTTAATATTTTATATTGTTGAATATGTTTACTAATATATTGAATTAAAAAATATTGATGATCTAATAATATTAAACTATCTACATTATTTGTTATATTAACTTTTACTATTTTATTTGCCTCATCTAATACATTTTCATTATCTATACTAAAATTTGTTCTGTAATCTAATTTTTGACCAACTTTATCATCAAAAACATCACCTGATGATATTATTGCATTTAATCTAAATTTATTTTCTGATGATATAATTGATAAATTATGACTATCTACTGATTTTACCCAATCGATATTCATTTTATCTTATTTATTATCTATTACTTATTATTTAAATACTTTTCAATTTTATTAGTTATAAATAATCAAATTTATTCTATTTATATTTTATAGAATGGCACAACCTACAATAAGATTATCTTCTTATAAAGGACCTAGACCTAAAGAAACATATCAGTCTCAAATGACTGAAGGAGATATAGAAGAAAAATTAAAATTATATAAAAAAATAGACAATATAGATGAATTAGCAAAGATACCCCTTAACACCCATATTCGTTATTATTCTGTAACCAAAGATGATAAGGGGAAAAAAGTAAAAAAATTTAGATTAGGTGGATTTTTAAATAATAAAGATAATTATGATAAATATATTATTTTAACAAATAAAAATATATCTTGGTCAGTAGATACAAAAACATCTATTCTTTATCGTAAACTAAAAGATGAAGAAATTGATAAAAATATAAATATAGAAAAACATCAAACAGAAGTGTTTAAAGATGAAAATGTTAAATTAAAAGATAATTATGAAAAATTACAAAAAGCATATCATGAATTAGTTGATAAATATACTAGACTAAAAGATAAATATGATAAAACTAAAACTAATACGGTTAGATAATTAATTATAATTTAATATTATGAGTGATTCTAATATTAAATTATTAGTACTATGGTATCATAAATGTAAATTATTTTATAAATGCCATAGAGATTCTGCAGATTATTATGATAAATATAATAAGATACTAGGATTTCCTGCAATATTAATAAATGTATTTAATTCAACTTCATTATTTGCAAATTATCAAAATATTTCACAAGTATTTGTTATTATTATTGCAATATTTTCATTATTTTCAACTATGCTTAGTGCCGCACAAAATTATTTTGAATTTACAAAATTAAAAGATCAACATTCTAAATTAATGATTGAATATTCTAAAATATTATTTTCTATTGAAAAAATTATTATTTTAGTAAAAAATGATGATAAATATCATATAGATGAAACTACAATGAATAATGTATTGAATAATTTTGAAAAATTAAGAGAAACTTTTATTCATTTTCCTGAAAAAATATGGGAATCAAATAATATAGTATATAAAAATAAATTAGAAAAAATTGATGTTGATACATCTGATTCTATTCAAATAATTTTAAATACTATTAAAAATAAAAAAGATTTATCTTTTTTAAATGAATCTTCAAAAAATTCTGAATTAATTACCTATGATAATAAAACAAATACTAATTTAGAAAATGAAAATGTTATAATTCCAGTTAATGATACAAAAGATCAAAATATTACTTAATAATTTTATATGGATCAATTTGAGTAAATATTCTCATTTTACAACAATATCTAGTGATACCCATATTTTCAATTAATTCTCTCTTCTTTACTATTTTTTCTTGCTCTGATATATTTAACATCATAATTTCACTACTTTTATTTTCATATTCAATTTCAATATCACCTAATACTTTACCACACGTTGGACATATTAAATACTTCATTTATTATAAGTAATATATATATAGATTTATATATTTTCATTTTTTATTTAATTTCTTTTTTATTAAATATCTAATATGGGAGAATCTTTTGATGATCGTCTTGCAAATTTAAAAAGTATATTAATTAATTATAATAATGTAGATCGACAATATATTGCTGATAAATTAAGTGATTATATTAATATAACTTATAAAAATGTTAATTATAATTTATCATATCAAGATATTGTTAATGATAGTCAATTAACATATTATTTAAATGATAAAGTTTATGCTAGTATTTTAAAAGCCATTAATGATTTAAAAGAATATCGTGCATTACAATATTCATTATTTAAATCTAGTAGTAATATTCCACCAGATAAAAATACACAACCCGCTAATAATATAACCCCTACTCCAGGTAGTGGACAATTAAATGCACAATTTAATCTAGCATTTGAACAACAATTAGATAAAAATCATATGCAAAGATTATTGGAAGAAGAAAAAAAATTATCAGAATTGATGGATAATAATCAATATGTAGACAAAAATATAAAATTATTTCATACATTAACATTTACTGAAATTGTAGATAACTTATCAAATAGTATTATCATATTATTTAAACAAGTGTATACGTTAGATATATCAGGTTTTATGAAGTCTCAAGATAATTATATTTATTATGGTATTACTTTTATTTTTATTTATATAATGTTTAAAATGATTTATCAAGAATTAACTAATTAAATTGCTTTTACTTAAAATTATATTTAATTTACTGGTTAATTCTCTTAATTTATATATTGATGTAATACTATCATCTATAGTATGTTCAAATGATGCAAATGTTTCTAATATATTTTGTTTTTGAGAATTTAAATTTTCTTTTATTATTTTTTTAGGGTATAATTTATATTGATTTTTTTCATGAATATTAGCAAATTTTAATAAATTAATATATTGTTTCACCTTATATGTAAAATCAGAATATACAACTGAATTATATAATTTAAAATATGATATACTATCAATAAATTTTAATAATGATTCATTATTTGTTTCTACTATATTATTTTTTTGTTGTAAATTATCTGTTTCTTTTTGTTTTAATTGATTCATATATAATATTAAAAATAATACGATACCTATTAATAAAAATTGTAATATAGTAATATTCATTGATTGTGATATTACAATTAAAAATACTATTATACCAATCCATATAACAATCTCATTAATTGTTAATTTATTTAATATACTTAATAATATATTATTTAATGTATATTCTTTTTCAAACATAATAATATTATATATATATATTATGTCTGATTATTACTCAAAATATTTAGATATTATCCATTCTGAAAAAAATAAATATAAAGGTGCTGGATTTATATTTTATGAAAAAAATGGTACTGATTTACATTTTTTATTAGGATTATCTAATCAAAATAAAAATAAACAATCATTAAGTGTATTTGGTGGTGCTAGAGAAAAAAAAGATATTAATCCTCTTTATACTGCTATTCGTGAAACATTTGAAGAATTATTTAATATTGTACCACCAGGATTAGATTTATTTTTAATTCAAATTCAAAATAAAGTAGATGATTACAGTATTATAGAAAAAATATTTGTTAAATCAAGTAATGAAATATGTTATATTGCAAATATAAATATATTAAATTTATTTTTAGAACATTTGATATATCAAAATGCAGAATGGACGTTTAAAGGTAAACATACATGGAATGAATATTATAATAAAATTAATTTTTTTATTAATGATAGAATATTAAAAAATAATCAAAAAATTAATAATGGTATAAATGAAGTACAAAAAATATTTTTAATAAATTGGAATATTATAAATGATAATATAAAAAATAAAAAACCAATTATTATTAACAAAAAAGAATATTATTTAAAAGACAACTTAAATAAATATCTACAAGATAATATAATAATTGACATTATAAATAAAAATATTATATAGTTATAATGGAAGCTTCAGTTGAAGAAACAATTCCAGAATTAGAATTAACTCTGGATTATATGATATCATTAAAAATGTATATTGAAGAGGAATATAATTTAATATCTGATAGTGATAATGATATAATTATAGAATTAATTAAATATTTAAGAGAAATGGATGTATCAGATGATAATATTAAAATTGCAATGAATTTATTATATGATTCAATTGATCCTAGTAAAAAAGATATTATTAATTATTATTTTGATAATCAATCAAATAGTTTATCTAATAGTTTTTCTAATGTTATAAGATCTATAGTTATGCAAAATTCTGATATATTTACTGGGGATATAATAAATCCCCAACAAATAATAATGCCAGATAATTTACCAAATTTTCAAGTAATATTAAATACAAATTTAAATAATCTTCCACATGTATATATTGGTCGAGTTAATAATATTAATAATATTATAAATAATTATCTGAATGATCCACATATTATTTATAATGATCATATACCAAATGATCTAGAAGAAGATAATAAAAATGTAGCAACTGAAACAATGTTAGATGAAAATACTACAGTTAAAATGTATAAAGATATTGATGATGCTATAAAAAGTAGATTTACTACATGTAATATATGTTTATCTGATTTTAAAGACGAAGACTCAATTAGATTAATAAAATGTATTCATATATTTCATAAAGATTGTATTGATCCATGGTTATTAAATGAAAGTTATTCATGCCCTGTATGTCGTTCAACAGATACTTAAAGATATATGAATATATATATTAGCAAAAATGGATATTGTTTATCATATTAAACACAAGAATATGATAAATCACTATAATAGTTTAAAAAATATTAATATTGAGAATGAAGAATTAAAAATAATAATTGAAACGGATAAAAATATAAAAAATAAAGAAACTAATAAAAATATGCCTGTTCCATCTGAAATTAAAAATCATTATGATAAAAAACCATGGATACGTATACCATATCCAATTCGTGAAATTAAGCTAATAGAGTATACAGAGAAAAAAGAATATAATCAAGAATTAAAAGATAAATATTTAAAATTATTATATGAAAAAAAACTAACGTCTAAAGTAGTAACATATAATCAACTAACTGGTCAAATAGATGATATTGTTATTAGTGAATAAAATTGATTTTTTATATTTATTCAATATAAATATAAAAGATTATATATATTCTTTATAAATGAAAAGTACCACGCCCATACAATCTAATATTCATCCTTTTGAAGGATATACTCATTGTGAAATTATTAATGAAATAAATACATTAATAGATGAAGCTGATATGGATGAATTTGAATCAATTCAAGATATGATTGATTATGTTAATGAATCGTATAAAGTATTTGAACGAGTTATTCCTATTGATATAATTACTGATATTATAGTAAATAAATGTAAAACAAAATATATTATAGATGATATTAATACAAATGATTTATATGAAAAAATATTAGATACTAAAATTGATTATATTAAAAATGTACCGCAACCAGAACAAAGAACTAAAGCATGGTTTGATATGCGTAATAATATGATTACGGCTAGTAGTGGTGCCACTGCTTTAGGTGAAAATCCATATGAAAAAGTAGAAGGATTTATTATGGAAAAAGTATTTGGTCGTGAATTTATGGATAATGAATTTGTTCATCATGGTAAAAAATATGAAAGTATTGCGACAATGTTATATGAACATCTTAAAAATCAGAAAGTAGATGAATATGGTTTAATTCAACATCCTAAATTTAGTTTTTTTGGTGCATCTCCTGATGGTATCTGTTCTAAATATACATTGGATGGTGATATTAACTTGAACAATTATGGTAGAATGGTGGAAATAAAATGTCCCTTTAAACGTAAAATTAATATGAGTGGTCCAATCGACGATCATATTTGTCCTCATTATTATTGGATTCAAATTCAATTACAATTAGAATGTTGTGATTTAGAATATTGTGATTTTTGGCAATGTGATATTCAAGAATATAATACGATTGAAGAGTGGATGAAACCCGTAGAAACTAATCATAGAATTGAACAAAATGAATTATCTGGTATAAAAGATGAATGGTCATATGGTTTTGTATTACAATATAAAATGAATAATTATAAAAAAAGAAGTGATACGGATAAGGAAGTATTTTGTTCCAAGTATATTTATGCACCAAATCACTTAGGTGATTATCAAACTAAAATTTTACTTGCAAATAAGATGAAAGAAGAAAACGATATACCTGGATTTACATTTGATAAAATATTATATTGGAGAATAGTAAATAGTCATTGTTGTGAAATAAAGAGAGATCGTAAATGGTTTAGTGACAAATATCCTATATTCAAAGAAGTATGGGATAGGATTGTGTATTTAAGAAAAGATAAAGTAGCAGGTGAATTATTTCGTGAACAAATATTAGCAAAAAAAGCTGAAAATAAAGAAAAATATGCAAATAGAAAGAATAAAGATGTATTTGAAGTTAAACATGATACTAATCAAACTGATGAAAATTTAAAAAATGTTAGTATAGTAAAAAAACCATCATCTGCAAGTTGGTTTTAATAAATATAAATAAATATTTTTTTATTTCTATTTATTTAAAAAAATATGAGGTCCAATCCTCATCCCATGTGGTTTACTCGTAGCCACTGTTGCGCGCTCGCCAATTGCGCTCGTCCTCGTGGTCGCCGCGCTCAGGGCAGTCGTGAAGGAGCTTTTTGCACTCGAAGCACCTTTCCTCGTCTGCAACTGCAACTGCATCTGCGAATGCAATCGCGGACACGTGAATCCAGAGTTCGGGGCGCTTTTGGTAGGGAATGTGCATGTACTCCAAAAACTCTACCATCGAAGGTGGGGTGACCTTTGACGGGATTAAGGGTAACACGCGCTTAGACCAGACGTTGCCTGGCGTCCAACCATCAGCGCGCATGGACTCCTTCGCTTGTGCAAGCCACTCCTCAATGGAGAGACGCGATGAATCCTCTTTCAGTGGTGCACCGTCCTTCACAAACACGCTCGTAAAGTCCACTAAAATGTGAGAACCCTCTTCTGACTGGCTCACCCCCAGACCCAGCGCCTTTGCCACATCACGTAAGCCACCCTTGCTCTCGGGTGGCAACTCCACATCTGGCAGAAGGTATTTGGGAAAGCAGCTGCCGTCTAGCCAAAAGCACTTGGACTCGACGCAGTTGCGACCGTTGCTACACTTGTGCTTCACAAGTCGCTTTGCACGATCAAAGAACTCTGACATAGGCAATGGCGATTTTTTGGGTCCGTCAACACGAGATTGCATTTTGGCAAGTAAAACGACCAGGCTAACAATACACAATTGTTAGCTATACCAAAATTTAATGAAACCTATATATACTATTTTTTTCAATTTTTATTTTTTGTTTTAAAAAAATATGCGGTCCAATCCGCATTCCCTAACAACCGTCTCTTACCACGCAGAGATGTCGTTCTCTATCGCCTCTCGAATCCGCGCTTCAGCTGCCGCCGCTGCCGCAGCCTCTTGCGCAAGGGTCAGCTTAGGCGGCTGCGGCGCCTTTGCGACCACTACCCGCGCAGTAGGTGCAACAGGCTGATCTGCAGTGGCTTGGGCGACGCCAACTGCAGGCGGCGGCAGGCTAACACTCGGCACAACAAAGTCCTCGCTGTCTTCGCTGTCCTCGTCGTCGCTGACCTCGGCATCGCTGACAGCCGTAGCACCGCTGGCGCTAGCGCTGGCGCTGGCACCGCCGCGCATGATGTGGTGCACACGCCTGTCAATGGAGCGCTGAGCCACCTCCTCCGCCCGCGACTCCTTCAAGCTGCGGGGTTGGATCTCGCGAAGCACGCCTAGCACCGCGTCATCTGACGGTGCAAAGACAAATGCCTCGGAGGTGGATTGCTCGTGCTCGCCGATAAACGACGGGTGCAACACTCCAAGGCGAACAAGGCGCTTTGCCTCCTTTAGGGTGTCAATCACCGCAAGGATTTCCACGCCATCCACGCGAGGTGTGGGGCATGATGTGAGGACGATGCACCCAATGGTGACAATCACTTTGCCACCCCCGTGACCCGCCGTGCCACGAACCTCCGTGCCAGTGTGATCGGCAAGGACAAACGACTTGAACCCAAGCGATCTCACAACGCGCCAAAACACACCAGCTGTCGAGTCGCCGCGCTGCATCTTCTCAACCGCATCGTTCACAGCCAGCTTGCCTGCAACAATTTTTGCGGCCTCGCGACGGATGTTCTTCGGGTGCTTGGGCATGATGTTCGATGAAAAGCTAAAAATCGAACTGGCTATAATAGATATACTATAGCCACTACTAAAAATTAATGAGATCTTTATACACTATTTTTTTCAATTTTTTATAAAAATAAAATAACTTAAATAAATTTTATATTTTATTTATTTATTTTCTTTGTTTTAAAAAAATATGCGGTCCAATCCGCATTCCCAGTCCCCCAGTTCCCCCAGTTCCCCCAGTTCCCCCAGTCCTTTAGCGCCGCTTAGTCTGCTCGCGCGCGCGGCACTCGGCGCACTCCTTGAACACGGGCTTGCCCTGCTTGTGGAGCAGCTCTGCCGTCAAGGCCGACACCACCATGTTTGTGCAGCCCGTCTTCTTGGAGTAGAGGCAGGGCACGGGCTTGCAGCAGGCCTCGCACCCAATGAGCTTGCGCTCGGCGCGGAGGTGGGCAGCCTTGCCCGCGTTCAGCGTCACCTCCGCGCGGCACGATGCGCACTCTACCGTCACCTCGCAGTTGCGGTGCTCGTGGCACAGCACGTTGGCAGCGCCCACCTTAGCCAAGTTGGCGCGCAGGAGCTTCACCGAGTTCTCGCACCCGCCAAACGTGCAGGGGCTCGTCGTCAGAAGCTCGTCGGCCATGGTGCGCGTGGCCGCTGCACGGTCCATGAGGCAGGCGTGTGCAGCCGCGCGGTTGGCCTCGCGTTGGGCGATGGCCGCCTCGGCCTCCTGCGCCTTGGCGAGCCTCGACTCCTGGTGCGCGACGTTGCATCGGAAGCACCGCTTGTGGGGCATCTTGCCCTCCTCGAGCCGCTCCGCCTTGGTGCCCACGAGGGAAGGGCAGTCAGAGCACGGCGTCATGCGCGCAAAGGGCTCGCAGCGCTTGCACTTGGTGCTGCCGACGGCCGCGTCCTTGTTGCACCACTCCTCGGAGCACCAGGCAGAGCCACCGCCCACCCTGATTCCCTTCACGGGGGGCCTGCGCGCGGGCGTTGCAG